CTCTTTGTCAAAGACAATAAAAAAATACTAAAATATATAGATTTTTACACAAAAAAGGTAAAAAAGGTATAAAAAAAAGCCCCTGACTTTGGACTAATAAGTTAATGGAGCGAGTGATGAGAAACGAATTTTTTTATTCTTCTACTGTCATATATTTATAAAACCGCCATTTTAAGCCATTATTTGACTGTCTAGAGTCGGTTTTTTATATCAAAAAATTTTAACAGGGTGCCATTCTGGGTGCCACAAAAAAAAGCCTACCCTCCAATGAGAGTAGGCTTTTCGTTTACTTCAAATCTTCAGTTGTTTCTGCTGCTTCTTCCAGCTTCACTTCCGGAAGTCCAGCGATGGATGTTGCAATAGATACAACTGCTGTCGTTGCTGATACAGCTAAGATTGTTGACCAGTCAAGCTGCGTAACTCCTACAGCTTGCGTTCCAATCAGAGTTACAACTGATTGTGCGAATGTTTTAATCGCTCTAATCCCTGCTGCTTTAAACCATTGCTTCCAATATTGTTTATCTTTCATTTTAGTTCCCTTTCCCTTCTTTCTTCGATTTGTCTAATTCTGTCACTTAGAAATGTGACAGATGTTTCAGTTTGTGCCAGACGGTTTTCCAGAGACATTACGCGATTACTAACATCTCTGGTTGTAGCTTTTAAATCCGTGATGCCTTCCTTGACATACGCGATATTTGCATTCATTTTCCCTAACTCTTCGGCTAACTCCTTAGCCTGGTCTTTGTTACCCTTATGAATTGTTGCATTAACACTCCAAATAGTAGCAACTAGACCGCCGAGAGATACTAGCAGGCTAAGATATACAGGATTAATTCCTTCTTGCATGAAGCCACCGCCTATCTAACTCGGATTGTTTTGCCTGGATAAATCAGATCCGGATTAGCAATTCCGTTAACCTCAGCCAACCACTGCCAAGAAACACCATTTTCCGCTCCAATTCCAGAAAGCGTGTCACCATCCTGAATGGTGTAATAAACCTCATTGCTTGTGTTGGCAACAGGCTCACCATCGATAACGATTTCTTGCCCAGCGTAGATTTTATTAGGGTCAGCTATGCCATTAATTTCCGCTAAGCGTTGATAAGTTGTGCCAAATCTAGCGGCAATCCCCGATAGAGTATCGCCATATTGAGCTACATAGACGTTGGATGATGTTGCAGCTGGTGATTGCGCAGGTGATGGAACATATTCCGTTGGTCTATCTGCTGTAACACCTGTACGGTAAATGCTAGGGTCAACAAAGATTACATTTTCGTCTAATGTTCCATAGTTGCTAGTGTACTGTTGGATTGTACCGTATGCAGATGTATCAACCGTATGGCTTCCATCGTTATTACCCCAAGCCGCTACCCACTTATCATATGGATCACATTCCGGCGCAAGATAGCCAAGCCAAGATAGCGATGTGTAAATTCCGGTGTAATAACCAGCTGCCGCAATCACATCGCAGAATGCACGTGACATTGGAGCAATATTATCATGTGTTATATATACGCCGTTATTAACTTTGTAGTGGTCTGCGTCCTCCATATCGAGCCATACGCCTAAGCCAATATCTACTCCATTGATAATAGATAAGAAGCGTTGTGCTTCTTCAATTGCCTGTGCCACATTCAAAGCATAGGAATAGAAATATACGCCGATAGTGATTCCTAAACGTTGACATTCTGCTACATGTCGACGGAATGAGTAATCCTCTCTACTTGCCACGCCAGCGCGCAGAATTGCATATCCGCCAGCATATGGTGTGAAGTCGAAATTTGGTTGATGCTCCGAAACATCAGGTACGTTATAAATTCTCATTTTTTCTTTTCCTCTTTCTTTCTATCTAAAAAGGCACCCTTTCGAGCGCCCTCATAGAAAATTTATTTTTTGTAATCCCAGGCTGAGCCAAATCCTGGCTCATTGCCCCTATTTCCATCTATTTTAGAAATGAAGACGATACCACGTGCGATTGCTAAATCGCCCTTATTGTATGTCCGTTTCTCATCCCACGGCTCTGCTTTCTTTTCTTTTGTTAAATCAGCATATAACAAAGGTGTTTTGTCAGGAGTCTGTCCTTCCACTGCGATATGTTCTGATTCAACTACGTACGGAGTTCCGTTGCATCCAATGCGTTGTCCTTTTTTGTATTTTCCCCCTGGTGTCCATTGATCCAAAAATGAAACGTACTTTTTAACAACGTCAGCACTTGCTGTTTGTAGAACATCGTTAACAAGCGGTCTAACTTCCTTAAAGTTATTTGCTTCGATATCTTTTTCTGGCACATCCGTCAAGATAAACGATAGCGTGTATCCTGTGCCAGACTTAGAGAAAGTAAGCGGCTCTGTATACATTTTTGCAGTAGGTCCATCGTCGAATGATATATCGTGGATCACACCAACTTCGAACGAGTCAATTAGAATTTTTAAGTTCTCAAAAACTGCACGCTGAAAAGTAACAACACTTTTATTGTTACTTGGTATCTCTGTAAATTTCTTGTTGTCAATTAACATTAGTCACCCTCCTAAACCGATTTGACAAAAAGTATATCTACACTTGCACCAATAGGAACATTAGGCCAACCACTAGGATTGTAGACAGTGCAGTATACAATGTTATTCGTAAAGTTATACAACGATACAGTGCTTCTATAGTCAGTGTACGGTTGTAATAGACCAACTAATTTATATCCAGCAGGAACAGTAATCGTGATACGAACATCCTCTCTATCATTCATTGTTGCGTTGAATGTTGATCTAGCGCCGGAGCCACCAAATCTTTTCACAATGAACGTATCATTACCTCCAATTGCTAATCCGTTTTTAGCATTGAGTTTGCCAGCTACGTCGAGTTGCCCTTTTGCTGTTGTATTCTGACCATTAAAAGTAAGAGCGTTATTAACTGCATCAACCTTAGGCTTTAGTACGTTGATTTGATTCTGCAGATTGCCCGCTGCATCTGTGCCTAGTTGGTTCTTGATGCCTTCGAACCATGCATCAAATAAAGCTCTCTGTTGTGTGTAGAGAGTGTCCATGTTTAGATTGTTAACTGCACTTACAAAGCCACACGCGTTTTTATCGAGACGTGTATCCGTGATGTCTGCGTTAGTGATTGTTGAAACGTTAGCTCTAACCATTACATTGGCCAGCACCAAGTCATACACAGCGCCTTCGCGTACTGGAGTAGGCTTTACTGGTTGTGACTGTGGAGTTCCTTTAACAATCTCCACTCTGATATTTCGCTGTGCTTTATTGTCGTCTAGGCGCAATACGATTAAGTCGATGCGTGATTGCGCATCGCTGTTTGGAATGATGATACGTGTTTCGTCCATGTTGTAACCTGTAGCTCCATTGATAAGGCACGCACCAGGCTGAACGGTTAGGCTCATACCACCACCTGCAGCAGCTACGACCTTAAAGCTATTATTGTTGCCAATACCGAATACACCGTTTGTGTAGTAATTTGATAGGATGCTTCTTAAGACATCACTTCCCACGGCCCTATCAAACTGCGGGAATCCACTTTCATCAAAACTAACCTCTGATGTAAATGGGAATGATTGCATTGCCATTATAGTTCCTCACTTTCTGTATGCGACCGGCACTTTATCGCCAAACGTTAAACTTATCTCATGCACTGAGTTCTTAAAGACCTCACGCACCTCCGTTAATCGTGCTTGAAAAGCCATCTGGAAGTCGTCAATCAATAAATCGCACTTATCGCCTAGATTAAAGTCTTCCATGTATCGAAGACCGTTATTTCTAACTGCATCAAATGAAACATTAAGAATGCTTGTATGCTTCTTTTGCAGGTCTTCTTTTCCTGCCTGAATAAGTCGGTTTTTGTATGCATCTAGCGATTCTTTTGTTGAGTCGTAAATCTCCGCCGTCTTATCAATGTAGACGACACGTCGATAGTCTGAAGGATTGGCACGCAAGTCAACCGTTACGCTGACCTGCCTGCCTTCCTCATAACTGCCATTACCTATAACGATTGCATAGTTCTTTGATAACGTTGTATCTTTGGTGATTTTCTCGTTCTGGATATTTCTCAGCTTCTCCGCGAACGAAGCAAAGCTGTTCTGTGTCTGAGATTGTGTACGATCTAAACCCTGCCACACTTTGAACTTGATTTGCTTGTTGACATAGTCGTATAGGCAAGAGTAGCTCATCTGCTGCGTTTTCAGTAACGCATAAAGTGCTGTGGCCAATCCTTCACCTGTGGACTGTTTAGTCACGCTGGTGCCTAGTAGTGGTGAGTTCGCCTGCGCCTTAGTCAGCAGTGGTATGTCATCCATGTAGTTATCTACGATGGTTCTAGCCACCATTTCGATGTTTCCTGTATGCCTAAAGCGTGGGTACGTGATTTTATCGTTCAGCTTGTATTCGTAAAAATAGCCAGATAACAAAATCAACTGTCCGCTAGACTTGCGAGCATACTCGAACTTTTGAATCATGCCTAACTCTGGCCGTGAACTATTGAAGACGTACTCCGCACCTGTGACGTATTGGTCTGCAGGAATCTGAACCATGAATTGTCCTGGTTCGTAGTATCTGCGGATCCACTGTAAATTGATGTAGTTGAAGTATTTGATAAGATTAAAATCTTTATCCAAGAATGCTAATTCCATCTATCCCTCCTGACTACATGCCTAAGTAGCGCTTATTGAAATATACATATACGGCCATGTTCGAGTCGCCTGTATCTGCACCGAATGAAATGTTGCTATCTCCAACATCCAAGCGAATGTCAGTGAATGACGATGTTCTATCGATGTGATGAATCCAGTTCTCACCGTTTTTGGTGATTCGATAGGATTCGCAGTCAATAATCAGCAGGTCACCACTCACAAAGTTTCCAAGAACACGCACGTATGCGTCGTTCTTTTTAATGACTGGATTGCTGCAGCTGCCTTTGAAGTTAATTCGTATAACAGGCATAACCTCAGCATCGCCATCGTTGTTGATCGTGACTGTTTTCGAGAAGTTAAACGATTCAGCTACAATCTTAATTTTTTGTGTCTGAATGTATGGGAATGCGAATCGCGGAGTTATAGATGCGATGTTCTGGCCGAAGTTATCCACTGATTTTAAGTGCGTATCCTCACAGTAGAATTTAACCGTCAGCTTCATTGGCATGTGGATGTTCTGTGAAGGACAACTAAAGCCTTCAACCACTCCATCAATCCAGCGAGTTTCGCCTTGATAAGTAATAACAATCCTGTACCGCATCTTTGGTCTAAAAAACGAGATTGCCTCACGTCTTAGGACTGCATTTAACTTTGTTAATACTGTCTTAGCTTTAATTTGTATTGATCTATCGTCAATGCGCATTCCAGTTAAAAGAGCGCCATCTTTGACAGCACTCTTTTCTGAATAAACGCTAATTTTTGGATAATCGATACCTTCTAGCCCGTCCGATAGGATGCGCCACGCTGAGTTGGTACCAAGTAGAAACTCTTTTCCATCCTCACGTACGCATTTTACATTAACGATTCCACTCATTAGATACCACCTGCCAATCCAAACTGGAATGTGTTTTCTGCTTTTCTCATGATTGCATCAGGCGAAGTCTGCGTGTCGTAGAAGTTAAACGTTGCGCTTCTATTCATTCCTCCACTCATGTTCGCACTCATTGTTCCGAATGATGCAGAAACGTTAGCTCCGATTTCATCCAGATTCATAAGGTCTTCAGTTCCTTCCTCGAATCCAGCGACGCACATTTCACCGATGTACTTGAATACCCTCGATGGTGAGTGAATTCCGAGCGTTTTCTTGAAGCCATCAATGAAGCCATTTGCCAGGTCGCCCATCATACTAGCAAAGCCGCCCCATGCGTTTTTAATGCCGTTTTTAAGTCCGTTTACGATGTCTTTTCCGATAGACAACATTTTGTCTGGGATGCTCTTAACACCGTCTACAACGCTCGATACGAGGCTGCTAGCAGCGCTTGCTCCTTCGCTTGCTAGGTTCTTACCCCACGTTAGGATTGAGTCGATAACTTTACTCAAGAAATCAGCCACGTTCTGCGGAAGATTTACAAAGAAATCGATAACACCTGCCACAAAGTCACCGCCTGCTTGAATTGCATTTGCAATCATGTTTGTAGCCCACTGCTTCACTTCTGACATGACGTTGCTTAAGAAGTCAGCTACGTTCTTAGGTAGATTAGCGAAGAAGTCGAGCACGCCTGCAACAAAGTTTGTACCTACTTCCTGCCCCTTCTCGATTAACTGTTCACCCCATAGGATTATTGTTGCGATAAATGTACCTAACGCTACGCCGATGTTGTACGGTAAGTTCACAAAGAAGTCAATGATTGCCTGGACGAAGTCTGTTCCGACTTCTACCGCTTTAGCCGCTAGGTCTTTTGCCCATTGACTAATTGATTCAAACACTCCCGTTAAGTATCCTTTAATCTTCTCTGGGAGTTCACTAAACCACTTCACCACAGCCTTGAATGCATCAGGAATTGTCTTTGTGAAGAAGTCCTTTACTGCATCCCATGCTTTTATCACTGCGTTTCTAAAGTCCTCGTTCGTGTTCCATAGGATAGCGATTGCCGCTATCAGTCCTGCAATCGCTGCAACTATCAGCACTACAGGGTTAGCGCTCATCGCTGCATTAAGTAGCCATTGCGCTACTGTTGCTCCTTCGTTTGCTGCTTGGAAAGCCTTAAATGCAGCAGCTGCGCCCTGGATGGCCGATTGAATAGATAGAGCCACATTAAAAGTGATGATTGCTGCGGTTAGGCCACCTACGGCTGGCAGAACCTTATCCATGTTCTCACCTAAGAACTTGATTGCATCAGCAATTCCATTAAGAACTTCATTATCGCCTGCCGCCTCTGAAATAAACTCACCGATTGATTCGACAATCTCGCTTACCGTTCCCACGAAGTCGTCCTTGAATGGTTGTAGTTGCGCTTCTATTCCTTTACCGATTTGCTCTAGGATGTTCTTTCCAATCGTTTGGATCGTTGGCGCTAAATTATCCCATGCCGTCTGTAGACTGGCTAGGAATGTTTGCATTGCTGCGTCTACGTCACCGTCTGGATCACCCATTGCAGCTAGTAGGTTTTCGAACGATGCCTTTGCCGCATTCATCGAGCCCTGGATTGTTGTCTGTGCTTCTGCTGCAGCTACTCCAGCCACACCCATGTTTTCTTGTACTAAGTGGATCGCATCGACGATATCTGCGTAACTGCTGATATCGAATTTTCGACCCATTGCTTCAGGCAAATCTTCGGCTGTTTTTAGCAGTCTTTTCATTTCTTCGTTCGTACCGCCAAATCCGAGCTTTAAGTTATCCAGCATGGTATAGTTGCCTTTAGCAAAGCCTTGATATGCATTCTGCAGCGATTCTATGCTAGTGCCCATCTTTGCTGAGTTATCAGCCATGTCACTGATTGCGAGGTTTGCCTTTTCTGCAGCAGCCGCTACATCACCTTTGAGTGATTGCTTTAGAGCTGCGCCCATTGAGACAGCCTGCTCTGCGTAGGTATTCATTGAGATACCCATTTTCTGAGCTTGTAATGCATAGGCCTTCGCACTACTGCTCGCTTCTTTATAAATCGTATCTAAACCACCATAGGACTGCTGGATGTTGCCGAAAGCATTAATTGCCTCACTGCCTAGATTGCGTAGACCATCTACAGCTTGTGTCATTAAGTTGCCCGCAAGTGTACCTAGTGCAGTAGATGCGGCGCTTCCGATTCTTGTCAGTCCAGTGGTGACACCGTCAGAGTCGAGCTTCGTATTAAAGACCAATGTTCCATCACTCATTTTCGTCACCTCCAATCTCAAATTGTTTACTAAATTCTTCTAATTCTTGTTTTTCTTGTTCGGATAGTTCCCTTTGGATTTCCCACGCATCACGCAGTTCCTCGTAGACATCTACGTTTTGACGCGTGTCTTTCTTGTAATTTCGCCACTTCATGACGTCGTCCAATTTCGTGCCATTTAAGCCCTTTAGAAGCGCCAGGAATTTATGCCAGTGTAATTCCTCAACCTCTATTAAATCGATGCCGTACTGCTGCAGAAACGCAGCGTAAATCAAATCTGAATCGATTTCATAGTCAAGTGTGATTACTTGGTCATCCGTTTGTCTGGTATTTCTAGGCAAAGGATTTTTAGGATTGGCAAACTCGAATAAGTCTTTTAGGTCTATTCTGTATGGCATGTCATTTTTAAATAAAAAAGCAACGTCAAAGCCTTTCCCGTTGAGGAGTGCTTTGTTTGCTTCGATGATGAATTTCATCCAAACTCGAAAATCCGTATAAATTGAAAAGTCCTTACCTTTTACGCGGATTGTATTAGGTAAGGACTTAGCGGTTAGGTCTAGCATTATTTCTTAACTTTTGAGGCAGTATCCATCAATTTGCTGAGGGACTGTAACTTATCAAGCGGAATCTGACTCAATGCTTCACTGCTCTTTTCTGCTTGATAGTTCGCTAGTGGATTTTCGTACGCATCTCTAACTTTGAAGATTGCCAGCGTGATGTCGTTTAGGTCCATCTCGTCTAGGTCCTCTGTGCCAAAGATTTCCTCGATAGCCTCTTGGCCCACCAACTTAGCGATGAATTCAATCATCTTTTTGTACTTCTCTCTGTTTGGAAGATTTGTTGCGTCAAGCTTGAAGATTGAATCCAAGTCCTCCCAGATTGCCATTGTTTTCTTAGGCAAATCGTAGCTTTTTCGATTAAAAATAACAGTGTATTGCATGCTTGCTTTCCTATCCTTTCAATTCTAAATTAAGCGCCTGCTGTAAATGTAGGCTTGTTTGCTGTGATTGCTACTTTACCAGGAACAATTGGACCGAAGTGGAGCGCGAATGTAATCTTCTGATCCACGGTGTTTAGTTCCTTAATTTCGATTGTGCATGAAGGGCAATTCCACGCATCATATGGTGTCTTTGTTCCTGCGAAAACGAGCAAAAATTCCTTCTTTGCATCTTCGCCTGTAGCACGCTTCTTCGCTAATGCGTAGATAAAGTCAAATGCTGCATCCCCTTCGTTAGTTACAAGCTCTTGATCCATTGAAGGAACGTAGCTAGTGAGTTCTGTAGTTGGTGATTCATCCTCGATGTAGTCGCTCTCTTCTGTTTTAGCGTTAAATGCTAAAGAGAAAATTGTTGATTTACCAATTCTTGCCCAGTTCTTATCTGCTGTCGTACTTGTATTGATAAAAGGGATAAATTGATGCTTTCTAAGTCTTGTAAGTGCCATTTATAAGCCCTCTCTTTCTCTTGTGTATGTTATTTCGATGGATAATTGATAAACAGTATCGGATGAGTCTGTACTCAACGGATAAGGACTTCCTGTTACGCTAATGTTTAGGATTTGTCTGTTTCCGTCGAGTACGGGATACTCATGATTAAATGGATAGTCATCCGCCCAGTAGGTTAACTTTTCTAATTGCTCATCACTGTCTTTTCTATCGTCCTCTGACAGACTGTTAAGTCTTGCCAGTAATTGATAGTACTCAGTGATTTCATAGCTGCTGTCTACGTGACTTACGATGTTACGCTGTGGGCTTTTAAACAATCCATATTGATCGCTTCCATCTGATACGTGGTTTGTGTCTACGACTATGCCGTCATATTCTGATAACCACTTGCTGATTGCTTCTGAAATTGTCATCCGTTACCTCCTGTTATGCGCTTGATTCCGCGTAGGATTTTTTCTTTTCCGCCTTGAGCCTTCATGCGTTCGAACCAGTAGTTCCCACGCATAGGCGCATCCTGGAAGTCTGCTGGCATGTAGTACCAACGACGTGCGTATGGTGTTCGATAGCAAAGCTTGCCGCTGCCTATTTTCGTATTGATAATTCCCGATTGAATTAAGGCTCCAGTATCCTTCGGAACGTATGGATCACATAGCCGAAGGCACTCGCTGTCGATGAATTGCTGCACAGTTCCGCCTTCGTTGATTCCCCTGCTCTCTGCCACCTCTTTTGGCTTGATGTCAACTGACTTCAAACTAAAATGGAAGACCTCGCTCATTAGTAAATAACCGCCTTTATGTTCTTCAGGTGATCTCTTTTAGAGTTGTCATTCACCGCACGGATGATTCCGCTCTTAGGATGTCGCTTTATCATGTCTGATAGACGGATTCCTTTGTCGTTTGTAGGGGTTTCTGCTACGTTTCCGTAGAAGATTCCATCCTCTTCGGTGAACGTGCTTAAATCAAGCGAAAACGGTTCGATAAACGTGACTGTTGTAGTCTTAACTGTCTGCAGCTTTCCGCCTTCCAGCTTCTTTTCGATTTTGTCAGACCATTGACAGCCTTTGACAACCGTACGCTTATAGCCTGTGGCCTGTTTCTGATAAACCGTGACCGTATCGGTAAAGACTGCCATCAGTATGCCCTCACTAGCCCTGTTCCAGATAACCATAGACGAATGTTCTTTTGCAGTTCATTCGTGGCCTGTGATTGTGTCTGTAGCACATAGCTTTCACTGTAACCATCATTAGACACAGACGACACGCCCTGGCCCGCCTTTGCTCCAACGGTCGCGATGTAGTTAATAACGTTGCAGATGCAATCGAGCAGCTGCTCGTAGTAGATTTCGTTAGTTAGGTTTGGATTGTCTGCTATCCAGTTTGTGTAATGGATAACTCCCATAACATTACGAATCGCACACTCTGCTTGCTTTTCTGCTTTATCGAATTTGTCTTCAGAAACAATGTCATGAAGGGAGCGATAACGCTCCCATGTTAGTAGGCTCATATGTTCCACTCCCTTCTGTTAATCTTTTGATTAAACGTGCTTACGAACGCGAACTAAATTTTGGTTAGTAACCTTGAACGCAGAGTTCAATTCAACCTGTGCTTTGGATCCAGCAAAGTTCTCGGAGTCAACGATACGTGCAACTGAGAAGTTAGGGATGATGCTTAATGCTTCGTGGTTGTACATGATGAAATCTACCTTAGCGAATGGTACTGTCTTCAATGCGTTAGCAGAATCGTAGTACTTACCCTGTGTTTCAGCTAATGCAGAAACTTCGTAAAATGTGCAACCTAGCCACTTGCCAATCTGGCCTGTAGCGTTTGTGAATTCATTTGACTGTGGTACGAATTCGGAGCCTGCTTGCTCTAGGATTGCTGCGTATAACTCTGGTGAGCAGAGTACAACGTCTGCGGAACCCTTAGCAGCTACGATTTCCTTACGTACAGCAATAACTGCCTGCTTAACAGTCTTAGCTGTGATAGCGTCTGTTGCTGTTGCAGCCTTACCTTCGTTGATTAAGCATGCTAAGCCTGATAAAGTCCAGCTTTCAGAAACTTCTTCATTTGCCACCTTTAAGGATTCATTTGCCAATGGTGTAGAAACTGCTGCAGCTTGCACTCCATAAATCTTCTTTGACTTCTGATAGTTATTGTTGAATACAACTGGGATTAAGTCATCTCTAGACGCTTCATCCACGAAGTCACGACCTGGTGTTCCTACTTCTACAGCTGTTGTGCCTAACTTGCGAACGAAGATTCCGCCTGCTGCGCCTTCCTCGTACTTAGATGTAAATGTTCTACCATCTGCGAATGGTGTTTTGTGGTATAAGTTTGGTTCTAGTGTTGCCTTGTATTTTTCATCTACATGAATTTGTCCGTAAATAACTCCCATATTTTAATTTCCTCTTTCTACCCTTTATAGAACGGGTTGTTTTTGTATTGCTCATCTAAATAGTTAGATGGCGCTGGCGGAGTCGAAATTCCACCGATTGGATTGAATGTACCTTGTGGTTGTGGCTGTACTGTTTCAAATAAAAAGGCAGAGTCGTCAGCCTTCTGTAAGGCTTCTAGCGCTGTCTTAATGTCTTCGGCCTGATTCTTTGATTGTTTCAGCGTATCAACGTCAAGTAAAGCCTTGATTGCTTTGGCATTTTTGCCCTTTAAATTGTTGATATTCACGTTAATCAAATCATCGAAGTCGCGGTCTGCTAATCTCTGTGCAAACTCTGCATCCTTTTGTGATAGTTGGCCCTTAAGGTCTTCAATCGTTTGTGTTAAGGCTGTTGGATCTACATCCTTGAACTTATCAAGTGACGCAGTCAGTGTCTTAACTTTTTCGTCCGATGCATCCAACTTTTCTTTTTGCTTGTTGTAGTCTGCAATCGGTTTGTAGTTCGCCTTCATTTCTGTTTCAATCGTCGCTAGCTGTTCGTCTGTCACAGTTATTCCAGCTTGTTTTAGAATTTCTTTAAAATCCTTCATTTCTTCCTCCTTAAGTTTTTTCTATACCGAACCTTCTTCGGTGTGGGATATATGAAAAAGACACCTCAATCTGAAGTGTCTTAATCAACTTAACTAAAAAAGCACCCTATTTAGAGTGCTTGCTATTTATCATCAGTTGTTTGGGAATTAGCCGTTTGCTTTTCAGCTCTAAGGCGATTTAATTCATCCGTAAACATCTTATGATACTCTTCTATTGTGAGTTCTTCACCATCAAGCATATCGTTAATTCCTTTCTATGCCTAAATTGTACGACTGTTTGAAGAATTTTTCAATAATATCATCATAGTCTGTATTTCCACCGCTTGTCAGCGTCCTCATTAAATCGAAAAGGCTCTCTTTAGAATATTTTTCTGTCTTGTTCATATACCAAACATTTCCTTTATTAGTTACGATAGTCATTGTCTTAATACTATCGTACTGTAAGAAGAACCATATATCACGCATAGAAAAATAAGAAAGACCAGGATGGTTGTGTAATAATTCTAAACTTTGCGGTTCTGATGTTCTAAGCAAATGGTACATATCTGTATTCGCCTCCACATTTATAGAATCCATATCACCTGCCGCATAGGAAGTCTGTATTGACTTATTGACAGAAATGATTTGAGCCACTTCGTTACTGTTGTTATGAATCATAGAAAATTTAAGTAACTCACGGTGAGCTTGTGCTAGCATTTCAGCCTGTTCGTCAGTCATGTAGTTAGGCCGCACGTGCTTTACTTTCTGAATTGCTACATCAGTGATCAGGACCTTATTGCCTTTCTTGTGCTGACTGAGTTCATTAAGCATATTTTGCCACTTGCTTCTCTCACCACCAACCAGCAATCTGTTTTCTTTAGGCTTGAGATTCATAGCTTCACTGAATCGCATGTACTCAGCCTTATTTGCGCGTATCTGTGCAGCGATTTGGTTACGGTCGACATTTTCATCGGCCACATACTTTTCGCGCTTTAACGCTCTTATTTCGCGCTCCATCGCACGCATCTGTTGAGTGGCTTCGTAGCGCGTGTAGGTTCTGCCTTTGTACTCTACTGGATCAGGCTCTTTCAGCGGTTCTGGAATCTCGCTGATTCCTTCCCAGAACGGATAGAACATGTGAGTACAGTTCGGTCCCTGCAAGCCTTCAGGCCTACCGTATGCACAGCCTTCACCAAGTGGAGCGTGGATATCTGGGTATTTTTTAGATTTACCAGACATTGAGAACACTTTGTTTTGAAAACCAGCATGTGTATCTCTGCTACCCATGTGTTGAGAGATAATCACTAAGTCCTGCCCTGTTGCCCTACAGTTCGCCTCCGTTATCTTTCCGGCCAACTGGGCGGTAGATGTACGTACGATCATACGTACGGCTGTATCGACTTGATAAGTTCTACCGCTTGCATAGTCAACTGTTCGGAGTCCGCTTCTTGTAAACTCTTTTATCACGTCATCGCATGCTTGTTTGTAACTGTATGTACCTGTAGATACCTTCAGCAATGCCAGGTCCAGCGACCTTTGATATGCTTCGGCAGTTTTGACAGTTCCTAACAGTGGACTCTTGAATGCGGTTGTTCCACTAATGTTCTTTAGGTCGTTTTTAGCCTGTGCCTTAAATCCATCCGTGATTTGTTTCATTGAGTTTGGCTGCTTTAGATTCACACCGCCCTGTTCCCACATGGATAGGTCTTCGTTGAAAGCCATCTCACCGGCTTCGCCGATTAACTTATCACCAGCATCTTTAGCAGTCTTAACCGTTTCGGCTATCTTCTGTTTCACCTCTTGCTTGTATTCGTAGGTGTTCTCTGCGACCATGCGTCTGTATTCTGGAGTAGCATTCAGCTTCTTCATGACTTCCGCATGAATTTCTGCAGCGCTGTAACCATTCTCACGCATTGACTTTGCCATGATTTCAGCGGTTTCAGTTAGTCGCTCAGTCTTCCTGACTCTCCGTGCGATATCTTGTAACACCTCACGCTCCAGCTCCTGGTATAGACCAACTAAGTACTTATCGCCTAACAGTTCAATCTGTTCTTCAGATAGCATTGGCTAGTCCTCTAGGTCTGTATTGTCGTCCTGGGTTGATGTACTTAGGTACTTGACTGCTTCTTCGTGTTCGCAGTTCAGTCGTTTCATGATGTACTGAATTTTGAACTCCAATACATCTGGAAAACTCAGCGCATCATTGCGCCAGCCATCTAGCTCTGTTGCCTTATCAGTAACGTAGCTATCGTCGAACTCCACCAGGATTTCTTCGTCTGTTGACCACTCTGATTCACCACTGAATGTGTTGTGAAACCAAATTAACGCATGAACCAAATCTGTGATGTAGTCGATTGATTCTGTACGTTGCTTATTCAGCTCTTGCATAGAGTCTTGGCGCTGTCCTACGTATTCCGTGGCTGTCTTGATTTCACCACTTTCGAGTTGATACTTCTTGGACCCATAACCGAAGGATAGAGATAAAAGACTTAGGCACAGATTAAAGACTTCCTTGATTTGTGCTGTTCTAATTTCAGGATTGTACTCGTAGATGAGTTCCTTCTGATCGGGCAACTTTTCACCAAGCAAGATAAAGAGTTTCTTCTGTTCCTGCGTTAGGAAACTGTTACCTTTTTGGTCCTTCTGCATGCTTGCCATTATCTCGTTGATAAACAAAAGTTTTTGTCCTTTATCCAAGTCACCGAATAGCACAGAATAGCATAGGTCGATTGTCTTCAAGAACGGAATAGCAGTGTAAAGTTTTGGATAACCATAGCCTTGCATGCCATCGAAGTTATTTACCTCGGCGGTTCTCATGATTGCAAACGGCTTAACCTCACCAAGCTGCAGCATTGTAGCCTTATCCGTCAGCTCGCTGTCAGCATTGAAGTAGTACGATTCTGCAGTGTACTTGCCATCCGTCTTTCTGAAGACTACAAGCGTTGTTAACTGTTCGCCGTTTAAGTAGCCACTACCTAAGAATGCGCAATCGATTATCTCGTCATTCTCGACTCTGATCGGCACAATACAGTTAGACGATACGTAGTTAATTTTGATATCTCCGCCTCTGACCTTACCGTCGTCATAGATTTCAGCACCTTCTAATCTGACGTATGCGCCGACTGTACCAGTTGCAGCCATTTCTTCTAACTGCTTTCTGTACATCTTGCTAAACTTGTTAGCTCGTAAGAGTTCCAGCACGCCTTCAAACTTTGCTTCGCTTTCACCTGCGTTAACTTCTACAATTTCGCACAAGTTAGCATTGTCAGCACAAAGGCGCTTTGCAAATCCTAACTGTGCAACCTCTACGGTTACACCGTTTAGGTTTGTACGTTTGTGGAATCCATCCACATCATTGTTTGAATACCAGTCGTAGCAATTTTTGATTACGTTTGCCGCACGCTGGTTGTACTGTATTCCTAGTTCTTTCAATTTCTGAAAGGCTGGTGATTGCAATTCAGCTTTATCCATTCATTACCTCCTTACCTTCTAAGGTCTATAAATTCTATGAAATCCAAAAAGGTATAACAAAGCGCGTCATACCAGTCGTTACAGTTGTTTATGTTCTTATCTTCTGGGATGTCTTTTTTCTTTTCATCCCATACTAGACTACTTAAAGCCTTCAACACATCAGTACATTCAGTGCTGAACTTAAGCCGCCCTGATGTTAGCAGCATGTCAACGAACCGCGGACGGTCTTTTATTTCGTTCTTGCGGCATCCTTTGATGTTTCGTGCATTTAGCCCGTTCTTGATTGCTGCGGCTCTTAAACTGTTGATCATGGTCGTGCTGGCACTATCTGGGAATATCCAGTCAACTCGACCGTATTTCTCAATGGCTAATCTGTAGAATGCTATAAAAGCGTTGCAGATTTCTTCACTGCCAATCGTTGATGTCAACGGCAGGCCATATTCTTCAAGAACTTTGAACTCCTTATACCCGTTCATGTAGCCCGTTAATACGAACGTTGTTTTGGATCCATTGCCACCGAAGTCTATTCCCATGACGAGTTTTGAGAAAGCCCACTCGCCTTCTGTGTAAATGTACTTGCTTGGCTCTTCTGCCAGGTAAGGGAATAATAATCCCTCTGCTAACACCCATAGACCTTCAATATAGCGCTTGTAGAACACTCCACTGTATTGGTGTTCATATCTCAGTCTGATGCGCTCAGAAAGGCTCAAATTGTCCTTCATCGTGAAGTGCAGATAAAGAACGTTTTTTTCGTCTGCCTTATCTATCCAGTTCTTTTTGAACCAGTGATCGGGACCTTCTGGGTTACAGTTGAACCAGAACTTTGAACCATCGACTGAGCATCTTGCTGTCGCTTGATTCACGAAGGATTCAGGCATCAGTCCGACTTCATCAAAAAAAGCACCTGCAGCTGTGATACCTTGAACGAGGTCCTGCGATGCTTCGTCTTTACCGCCGAAAACGTAGTAGTAGTTTGTAATTCCATCTTTGCTAATTTCTAGCAAGTTTTCACTTCGTTTATCTTCGTAGCTATAACCTCTACCCACTAGCATGCGTTTTAAAGGCCCTAGAACATTGCGCCTGAATGAGCCGATTGTTTTACCAGACATGATAAAGTTCTCGCCTGTAAACGATGTTTGCGCCCATATAACGAAGGACAGAGACATGCTAACAGTCTTTCCTGATCTGATGGAACCATCGGCAATGATTCCGTCGTAGTCATTGACTGGTGATTCATCCATCCACCAGTTTAGAATCTGACGTTGCTTGCGGCTGAAAGGTCTGAATTTAAACGTACTAGCTTGTTTCATCCCAGTCGTCTTTTATTGTCCCCTTTAGCGCCTCTAGGAAGCCGTCATCCTGTATTGTTACGGTCTGTTGCTGCTCTATCTTGTCGCGCCATTCTGCTGGCTTACGATTCTTCAGCCAAAAAATCTGTGCAGTTGTATCAGGTGCTACTTCTTTCGTTACACGTTTGACTTCTTCTCCGCGTTCATAGGTTACTTCGTCATACTTATAACCCATTGCGCGTTTGAACAAGGCATTTTCCACTTCACGGTCTACTACGTCCTTACTTCTTTTTAAGACGGCCGAAAATGCCGAGTATTTCTTTTTCCACTCTCTGAAAGTAGAATAAGCAATTCCCATATTGCGTGAAATCTGCTCATCTGTTAAACCGTCACGCGCCCAACCTTCTAGTTTTAGAAGTCCATCGCCTTCAAGCCAGTCTTTAAATTTAGACACACCTGATCAACTCCTTTCTAATCGTCATACACACATTGGAAACTACCAGCCGGAAAGCTGGTACATGGAAAGCTTAAACACAAAAGGAGTACTTATATGAATAGTTTTAGGGTGATTTCAAATGTTAAGCTGATAGCTTCGAATGTGCATACGAAAAAAACCACAAGCATTTCTGCTCATGGTTTTCGCCTATCGCCATTATACACCCAAAAGTCGTGGGACATGTCCCAAAAATCATTATTTTGCAATTCTACTGAACTCAATGTTATTTTTTATTAACTCTTGAGCATCAATTATTGGCAAATTTATTACGCCAGCCACATCATTTGTTAAAGCGCTTAGCGATTGGCGGACGTATGAAAATGAAATTTGAATAGAACTTGCAATTAAACGACTCGACTCTTCAGAGAAATTAACGTCATTTGAATCTTTCCGTTCGTTAAATTCTTTTATAAATTTATCAGAACTTATAGTAAACCACGCTCTATATCCCAAAGAAATCATTTCTGTTTCTTCAAGAGAACATCTAATTGTGTATTTTATAGATAACTGCTTTGTACTTTCATTAAAATTAAAATTACTTATTCCAATGACAATTTTATCTGGATATTCATTTGCGGAACGGTTTATCGTTCCATCCTCCAACATATAACCTCTATATTCTATCAAGCTATCCATTTGCTCTCCATTCCGTCATACTGTTTTCTATAAAACAACTATCCGTAGTCAGCATTAATTTATTGTCCAATTTAGACTTCATTACCCTATATTTAACTTCTTTATTTTCATCTATGCTTTGTTTTTCTGAAGTATCGAAGAAATATAAACAACGTATAAGATTT